AAATCGAGGTTTTGATCCCCGGTCGATACCCTCGCATATCCAATCAGCACTATCTAACTCCTTGAAATAGCTGATTGTAAAAAGCCGCGGCCATTCGCTCAAATCCTCGTTTGGGCGAACGCCTTTTGGAGCAAAAAACATGGCCTTTGATCCGCCTCTTGGGAGCAGTTCGCCTGCGGTGCTGCTCGATAACGCCACTCGACTGGATAATCTGCTGAATAGCCTGGCGCAGGTCTTCCCTGACCGCGCAGGCGAATTGCTTTACACCTGGCGTGGCATCCATCAAAATCTGATCCCGCTCAGCAAGCAATATATGACGTTAGCAGCTGCGCAGGCAGATATCGTGAATATCCCTGTTGGCTCGACAACGTATTACCGCAGCCCGGATGATAGTGCTCTTGCCGTCGAAGTGATCAATAACGGCGGTACACTTGAGGAAACTGGAAGGAAAATGCCTTCAGGTGCGGGGGTTGATGCAAAAGTAAGTGCTTTATATGAATACATAAATGATAAAATTGGCACCATTAATGTTTTGCTTAGCGAAATCTCCTCACTTCCGCTAACTAAGTTTACCAGTATCTCAATGCCTGGTGACACTGTAGTCAATGTCGGGAAAGAATCTGTTTTACGCATTAACTCCCTGTCAGCTGCTGAAACTTCTGACGCCCGAAACCAGAAAAACACACTAAAAGTAACCAATCTGCAAAGCGGTGTCACAACAGTAATTGCAGAACTACTTCCGGCTGAATACTTTGCTGATAATGTACTTAACTCTCCATATCACTCTGTCCAGCTGGCAAAATTAAAACCGTCAACAGTTTTGTATGATGCCACTAACTCAGTAGCAAGAGCGATATTTAACAACATCCCACTTGTCAATACTTTTATGTCAATTACTGCTTACGCTGTAATTGACAAGTCAGGTGATTTTATTTCCGGTAACACCGGTGCGTATGGCTCAGATGGTAAATATTGTACGCTTTACTCTAACCCTGACGGCTCAACCTCAATCCAGCTAACATTCCCCTATTCTGATATTACGGGGGCAGGGTTTAGCATTACTGATGATGGCGTTAAAAATTATTTCTATGCCTCATTTGATGATGTGCATCTTTATTACAGAAGTACCGATGTATCAGTATATAAAACGGCTTACCTTGCCAAATTAAGCGCCGAACCTGCGACAATTTCTGTAAACGATTATCTGACCATTGACGCAGATATTCTTTTTTACAACGGAATTTCCAGGCAGAACACTGACAATAACCCTTTTACCCGTTTTGTTGCTGATGTAGTAAATGACATGGCTACCAACTACAGTGGTCCTGTCGAGTTAAAAGTGAGTTTCCCTGCAGGAATGGTGTTTGGTCACAACTGCATTAAGGTATCTGACGCTGAAGGAAACGTGTTTGATGCGCAATTTTCTGCAGATGATTTCGTTAACCTTCGCTTTCAGTCAACTGAAGGTTATCACCCTGATGGCTCATTCAAAACGGGGGCCGTGTGGATCGTCGATTCCGTATCGGCGGGACAAAAGAAATATTATAACGTGGATGTTTTTGGTTATCGCTATGATGATACGATCTATTCCGAAGGCCTGGAGTACTACGCGCCTTCTGATGCCCTGAAGCGTTATAACATTAAAGTGGGTGATTTGTATTACCGCTTTGGTTTTGCCGGTGGAGCCTATGGTCTCACATCCATTGATGCTGCTAAAAATGATGATATCAACCGTATCAGATGCACGCTGAGCCCGCAGCATCGCTACGTGACTGCAGGCGCTCAGGTTATCGAGTATTTCACCTACAACGTTACGCTGAAGGTCATCAATACCGGCCCGCTTTTTACCGAGATTGAGCGCACAGGCTACAATGCCGCCAGTGCCGTTTATTCGGCAGGCATTATTAAGGCCACCACTCGCTTCCGCATTTTTAAAAACGGAATTGTCGTTGTGAAAAACATGGTGACTGCCCTGGAGGATATTCCTGTTGGTAAGATGTGTGGAGCAACTATTAGCTCTAATGTTATTTATAAAAACGGGACGACTCCAGCCTATTCCGGTACCGCTGCTGCAGCAATCACAACCGGAAATACAGCCGGTAACGGCAGGTTTTCCTATGTGCCGACCATTGTAAACGGGGATATTCACAGGGATGGAACCTCTGCGGGCCCAACCAGACCGACAGGCATCACGATGACGAATGCCGCGTCAGAGTTTACGCTGGGCGTAACCACAGGCTGGCAATATTCATCCCTATCGGATTATTCATTTCTTAACTGGCCGGTTGAGAAAAACTGGACATGGACCATTGAAGCCTGGCTGAATGCCAGTGAAACTGAAACAGACCCGTTAACGCTTGCGAAGAAAGTTTACAATCGGCCTGTGGGTTTTGCGCGTGGCGGGAGGCTTCCTAACTTTGCAGTAAAAGAAGCTGAGAATAAGCTGAGAGTATTGCTTGATGGGGTTGCTGACTTCTGGATGAATGGAGACTCAGCTGGAATAGGCGGTATGGATTCGAATGCCGGGCCATATGATATTAATACCCCGTGGGGTTATCTTGCGTATCGTGAACTGCAAAAGCCCTCACCTAATATTGCGGCAGTATGGGCCAGGTTTAAACGGTGCTGGGATGATAACTGGCGAAGCACAAATATCGGAACCCGCTATCTTGAGGGTGTTATTAATGTTGCTGATTTGGTCACTCCGGTACTCAAACCATGTGTTTCTGTATATCGTGCGGCTGAGTTTTTGGGTGACACTACAACAATGGCGGCAATGCAGCCTTATATTAAGTCCTGGGCTGACGCAATGGTTACAGCAGTCGCAGCAAAAGGAGGTGTGCCGAACACCTATACGTCATCTTCAGTCAGTGCTGCCGTGAATATTAATATCTACGGCATGCTGCTTGTCGCGCTGGCAATCCACGCCGGGATGGATACTGGCGGAGCTTACCAGTCATGCTATAACACGGCGCTGACGAATCTGACCAATAGCAGCACCATTGGTCGATATCTGCCAAGCATGCTGGATTCGATGCCAGTCAGCACTTCCCTGGCAAGGAGCCGGTGGTACAACTACGATATGGACCTGGCGCCTGACTACCTCATGATGACGGAGTTACTCGGCGGAACGCCCCTGTTTAACAACGTCAACTATGGACTTCAGGGACTGTGCGGTGATGGCAGGCTGAGGGGGATTGATTTCATTATCTCTGAAAGCCGAAGGGGGATCATTTCGACTCCGGTTAGCGTTGCATTGACAATGATGCTGGTTCGACGGGTATCAACCGGGAATGCTCTGCTGGCTTGTGTTCAGGCCTATGAAAAAGATTATCTTACCAATCCGTATTCGTCCGGACGTTTCTATGGTTTCTCCCCACGCCTGGCGTCTGGCATACCAACGACTATCTCAAGTCATAACAAAGTGATGATTGAGATGCTGTCATCTTATTTTGTACACCAGATTGCAAAAGGTAAGGCGTCAGGAACGTAACTCTACTCGCCCCGAAGCCTGAAGCTAAAAGGCGCAAAAGATACTCATACATCCATGCAGATTTAATGCCATTCATCGGCTTCCCCCGGGTGGCACCGGGGGATAGTTTTAACTAAACCTTCCCGACACCGCTGCCATCTCCTCCGCGATGACCTGCAGCGCTGTTTTGCTGACCAGTGTAAGATCGTCAATTCGCGCACGGTAAAACCGACCTGCAAAGGGTGTGGTGTCCGCCAGGTTTGATCCGATGCCATTCAGGTTAACAGCCGCCGCCGGATAAGCGATTTTCCCCGTCCAGACCCCCTCATAACCAAGAGCGCCATCCAGATAAACCAGTCCCTTTTGCTGCGTGCCATCAGCCGACTCCTGATAGCGGACGCTCAGGCAGTGCAGATTGCCGTCGGCCAGACTGCCGATGTAATCCTTAATGCTATAATTAATGCCACGCACGCACACCGTCAGCGCCGTGATCACCCCAGCCGTGATGGTCGGATAGACCTGAATCAACCGGTTAGCGGTAGTGGCGTAACTGGTTGCCCCAATCCCCACCCAGACATTACTGAAACCATCCGCGCCAGCATTCGCCGGATCGATTTTCAGCCAGAACGTATGCATGTAGTCTTTCATGGCCGCTGTTGGAATAAACCCCGCAGGCAGGCGCAGGTACTGGCGCGAAGTTTTATCGAAAATCAGCCCACCGGTAGTGCTGTCAAAGTTCAGGGCTACCGAACCCACGCTGGCCGGGTCATCCAGAAAGCACAGATTTTTGAGCTGGGCACCGGGAGCCAGGTTCTTCGCCCCTCCTGCCCAGTTATGCTTCACATCGATCATTCCCAGCGTACCGGCATTGATGGACGGAAAATAATATAATTTTGACCCGGTGTCGTTCACCCAGTCGGTGCTCTGTTCTACCTTACCCATTATTTAACCCATCCTTTATGTTTGAGAAACTGGCAAACGAAATTTGCGTTGACTTCTGCCCCGACGTACAGCGCGCCACTCATCAGCGTCTGTGACGGATGCAGCGTGTCGTATTTCAGGGAAGCAGGTGTGGTGTCGTCGGCGATATTCTGCACATCGGTTGCATTCGCCGGGTTGTAGTGGTTTTTGAAGTTCTGCAGCAGATCAACGCCATCAATTTCACAGTAGTACTCCGGAAAGGCCGCTTTTAGCCCTGCGTTTATGGCATGGATACGCTGATAGCCAGCAGAACCGCGAGTTTCATCACCGCGGGTAAACTGAGGGCAGATACACGGCAGCGCACCAAGCGGCTTCAGGTAACTGACGATACTTTTGACGTTATTCACCACTTCGCTGACGCTGGTTGTGTTGTTACGCCCGCAGGTCAGGATCAGAATGGCCTCATCGTGCTCAGGATACAGTACGCCAGCAGGCATCGAGCCCACCACGTCAGCAGTGGTATACGGGTAAACAAAAAGCGGTGTCAGGATACTGACCGCCGTCTCGCTGCCCTCAGTGTCGCGGGTAAATGATGCCTGCAGGCCATCCCAGTTAAACGTTCCGTCTACGCCAGCCAGCTGGCATTTTATGGCCGCCATTGCCCCGTTTGATGCAGAGGCATGGGGTCCCGGTACGTTCGGTATCAGGTTGACCGTCCCACTGGCCGGGATTACTCCATCCACCGGCATACAGTAAAAGGGTTCTCCACCCTGGCGGGCAGCAACTGCGGTGCTTCTGATCCCCGACTTGCCAAAGTTGTAGGCGGGTAAACCTGTCAGTGCATGGAGGGTATTCATAAAAACGGGGTTTTCCATGAACGAATCTCCCCATCCCGCCAGTACGCGCCGGGAAATGACAGGATGAATTTTGCCGCTCTCCGCCAGATAAAATTTCCCGCCGAGTACGCTGCTGTCCCTGTCCGAAGTCCAGGAAAGCACACCACCGCCATCGACTACCGGGTCCATTTCATTTGCGGTGCCATCAGTCACCTGCGACAGCTGGCCGGTCTGGTTATTCAGCAGCATGATCTGGCTTTTCCCGTCCACCATTTCTGTGAACGGGAGCCGTGTTTCCGTGCGTCTGGCGATCACGTCCCGCAGGTCTTCACCGTCGAGACGGATTTTTTTTGCACTGAGTTCAGGCACTGACAGGGGCAACAGCAAATAGCTGGTACCTTCACGGGTATAACCCTGAATATTTCCTGATTTATCCAGCCAGATATTGTCGTATCCTTCCCAGCCCTCATACGCGCCGCCGGGTTGAAATGCCCCCGGGTCCAGGAATTTGCTGGACTGAGCCAGGCCAAGCAGGTTCGTGGCGAGGACAGCCGGGGGAATAGCAGCCGGATCGACGGCGATACCGTCAACAAGAACGGTGTCAGCCTCCAGTGTCGGGACCCGAACCGGCAGGAAGTACTGCCGCACGCCATCCTTTATCCAGTACTGCAGGTTATTCTCAGCATCGATAAAGATATCCTCAGCGTTGATCGCTTCGTAGGCTGTGCCTGTTACCCCGGCCTTAAAAAAACGTGTGGTGTCAGCCAGGGGAAGCAGAAAACCGAGCGACTCAGTCAGCTGGTTTAGCAAATCCTGAGACGGCATTTTGCGTCCGGTAGGCTGAGCTGTACCAGAAACATTCCTGTATTCAACAGCGAGCGCGCTGTCGTCAGTGCTCCTGACGTAAAAATATGAGCCTGCGGGGATCGTTCCGTTATTTATCGCCGCCTGCGCATCGGCCTCTGTGGCGTATTGCTCACCGAGGGGGATCAGCGTCAGACGAATGGTTTCCATCGCTGCTGCAGAACTCTCCAGGATTGTGGCGATGATTTTTCGCCATGAATCCAGCGGTTGCCCGGCGCGGTCTGGAACGATAGTCGCTGGCCCATTGACCAGCTTATCCAGGCGCTCGGCGTTATCGAGCAACACAGCGGGAGACGTGCTCCCCAGCTCCGGGTTAAAGGCCATTTTTTTTGCTCCAAAAAAGGCGTTCGCCCAAACGAGG